AAGTATCTTTATATGAAAGCATCATATTTTAATGGTAAAACTGGTAAATCTATTAATTTAATGACAGACCCCTCAGCTGACTGGATTGATGGGTTGGTTAATAAATTGCATACTAGATACAAACTTTACAGGACAACAAACGGATTTTATTATGAAATTGATACCGGATATTCAAATAATGTAACATATACAAAAAATGCGGGATACCCAAATAGTTCTGACGTTTTGATTAAATTATACGAAATACAAGCTTTATAATGGAAGTAGTTAAGAGAAAAATATTACTTGAAAACTCAATTGACAGGAATTATAATAGCCCAACTTATGGGTCAATTACTGCAACATCGTTTTATATAAACGTGATGTTAACCCAAAATATCGATGATATGGGTCAATTTACGGATGTCGCCTTCATTCCAACCGTAAACCCAGTTGATTATACGGTTTTAAGCCTAAATTTATTATCTAGTGGCTTTACATTTCCTTTCATGAGCGGTATTTTTCCTAAAATGCTTGAAATTGACCAAAGTTATACACTTAGGTTGACAGGTAAAACAGTTTCTGATTATTACGATTATACAAATAAATCATTAACAGCCGAAACGGAATCAAGGGCTGGAGAAGTTAGGTCTTATAGCTCACTAGAACCCTTTAAACTTAACTTTGACGTTAATGATTATACATACATAAATTTTACGGGTGGTACCGTAAATGGTGTGGATAGAGTAACAAGAATGGGTACAGCTTTTACCTATGTTTTTGGTGCAGATAAGAACGACCCAAACATAGGTACAAATACCCAGAAAAATGGTTTAAGGTATATCGATTTTGGCAACACAGGAACAAATGTTTATTATACCGGAGAGGGTTGGAATCAGACAAATACTTCCTTGTCAGCGTTGACAAAAGAAGAGTATTTATTTGGTATAATTTCCAAACCAGAAGTTAAAAGTGATGTATTTATAGACAGAGGAATAACAACAGTGTTTGAAAAACATTTGAAATTATCAGAAATTACAAATCTTGAAGAATTAAATAGATACGGAAATGGATATTATAATCTTACAAAGATTTGATTTCCAATAAATTAAAATAAAAAAGAAAACATGGCAACAGGAACATATGGTATAGTTAGACCAGCAGATGTAACAGCGGATGATGTGGAAATATTTTATACATATTCTCCCTCTAGGGATAAACAAAGTACTGGATTAACAAAAATCGCAAATCCAAACGATGTCCTTATTAGGATGAACAATCCAAATAGGTCACAATCCGGCATTAGCGGATTTGAAATGTTTGGTGGAATGTATACACTTAAATTACCTGTTTCCATTTTTTCGGCAAAGGGAATATACAACATTGTTATTAAACCAATAGAAATCAGAACCAAAATAGTTGATGTTGGTGTATTGTCAGCATTTCCAGATATAAAGGGGCTTTTATTTGATACAGCAACAATACCAACCAATCTTTTAAATAGATTTGAAAACAACGGTTTAATTGGCTACAGAATTGAGTATTTAAACACTACAACAGCTGATGCAAAGGTTAATAATGTTTTTAGGGTTATCACATCAAATAACAGGGCAGAACCTGTAAATCAAAATTTAACAAATACCAATCAAAAAGCAATAAGATATCGATTTAACGATAACTCAACCTTGGTTTTTTGTACTGTTTCACCAAGTTCGGCATCAAATGTACAACCAAATGCTTTTCCATTTATTGGGCAACCAAATCAAAATGTAATAATAACAAATACATTTTTTAACCCAATAATGCTTGAAATTGAGATGGTTGACCAAGATATTGAAACATTAGCATATGCGTTGTTTAGTAATCAAAGTAAATCACTTGAAGACGGAATTTATACCGTATATAATTTCAACAATCAAATTTATAAACAATATGATTTGTATGAAATTAAGGACAAATTTACTGGTAAACCACTATTTGAAGTTAGGGAACAAAGAACAAATATCGATTTTTCTAAGAATTTTAGTACAATAACAACAGTATAATGGTTAATGATAGGATAAAGGTTGTCGGTTACGCTCAAAAGACCCAGTATAACAATGGTATAGAGTATAGGAATTTTACCCCAGACTTGGTAGGCTTACAGCTAACAAGTGAGGGTGGCACCCCTTTATTTACCATGGGAAACTTTTCGGTGACAACAAACTTTGAACCGAAGAAGACAAAAAAGTTTATCACAAATAACTTTTCTAATTTCATTTCACTCACAGACCTTGACCTAACACTTGAGAGCTCAATATCGTTATTATCAAACAATGCTGGCGTTTTTCTTAATTTTGATAAAGCAAATCTAACCAATTATGCTTTATTTGGGTCATTAAGAGAATTTATCAGAGTCTCATTAGAAGAAATCATCACCAATTGGCCAGCAGCACTTTATGTTAACCCTGTTTATGCTATAGAACCATATTTTATTACACAAACAGGCACAACAATACAAAATTATACTTACAATTCAATAACTGACACATCAACATTTAGACTTGATACAAATCTAATCACAAACAGATACGAGATTAATTATTTAGCTAGTGGAAATTTAAATACAACAAACGACTTAAGAAATTTACAGTTAAATTACGACCAGTATTCAATTCTATACAATGGAAATGAATTTGATATTATTGGATTTACAGGTTCAACAACAATTACAAATGACTATCTTTATTTTAAGGTAAATGGGAATGTTTTTTCTGGGTTAACTGGAAATGATTACCCAATTTATTATGTAAAACCAAATAATACAAAGGTTAACACATTCTTTAATAATCTTTCAGATTTTGAGGGGTATTTGTTGAATCGTCAGATATACCCATTATATACTGCAACATTTAATTATGCACTTAAAACAGATAATGGTGGGCTACTTTACACTAGTGAAGTTTTAACATGGCCAACAACAGATGGTTACAACATAGATTTTGACACAGATGAATATTCAACATACGCAACTAAGTTGTTAGATATTGCAACAAATTTTGATTTAACAACTAGTAATCTTGTTGTTAGATTTTTAGTTACTGAATCCATTACCGATTTTGATACTACAGCAGTTCATTTAGACCCACTTGATGAGGATTCAACAGACCAAAAAGTAAATAAAACATTAACCATATATGGTCGAGAGTTTGATGAATTAAATAAATTTATTAATGGAATTAAATTTGCAAATACGGTATCATACGATAAAAGCAATAACACACCGGATATCTATTTAAAAAACATTGCAAGAGTACTTGGATGGGACCTTATTTCGTCTGTATTAGAAAACAATTTATTAAAGAGTTATATTGAACCAAAAGAATCAACATTTAGTGGTCAAACAGTTGGATTAACACCAGTTGAAGCCGATATTGAACTTTGGAGAAGAATAATACTAAACTCGCCATGGATTTGGAAATCAAAAGGAACCAGAAAGTCAATTGAGTTTTTATTTAAATTTATTGGAACACCACTCGGCCTTATTTCTTTTAATGAGTATGTCTATCTGGCTGAAAATAAAATTGACCTAGACCTTTTTAGCCAAATATTGGAACTTAATGGATTACCAACGGATTTATCACAGTATCCTATCAGCATTAGCGGATATCCACAACCATTTATAAACACGCCAGATTTATACTTTCAAAGTAAGGGGTTGTGGTATAGAGAAACAGGTGGAGAAAACGCAACAATCGATATAACCACGGGGAATAACCCACACGTTGGCCCATATGATGGTGGATATACGTATATCAACCAGTTCAGAACTCTTATACCTGATTTTTCTGCCGTAACAATAAGTTCTGAAACGACAACTACATCATCAACAAATTTGTTTAGTAATTATAATTCGGGTACAATGACTGGTTATAGTGGTAAAACATATGTGGACATCACAAACGACAAAGGTATTGATTTTAGCGATTGTTATATTGTTACATCAACAATTATCCAAGACCCAAAACATCGTAAGTTAGAAACAGATTGTGGTTGTCAAAGTCCAGATGTTTTAAACTCGTTAAGTGTATGTATTGATAAACAAAACATAGTACCACGTGATTGCACTAGTGAAATTGCCAACATTTCATTGGTTCAACCGGAAAACTATTATCTATTTAATTATTATCAATACAATATTGACGGAACCGTTTACAAATTAAATGGAAACCCTGTTTATTATTCTTCAATGTTTGTTGATAAGGCTTGTTGTAATTTTAACGGTTCTAAACCATATTATTATAATCAAGTTGAGAATAATACACTTTTAAATAGTGGTTATATTTGTTGTAATGTAACCAATTCTTGCGGATGCATTGTTACATGTAAATGGAATTTAAGTAAATATAGATGGTTAGACATTCCAGATGGTGGTAATAAATATCTATTATTTGTTGATGAACTTAGTAAAAGCAGAGTGGCATCTACTGATGGATGTAATTGTATAAAAAATTATACTGTACCTGTAAGTATTACAGACCCATTCACAAATGAGGTTGGATATGGATGTCAATTAACCGAGTTAGGTTGGAACGATTTGAATTCACAAAATTCGATAATTGTTAAGACATATAACGACAGATTCAACGGTTTAATTGGTTGTTCAGAAATCGCAACAGATGTAGTACCAGTTGTCAAAACATTTGCTGTTATCTTAAATGACTCAACAATGATTGGTCATAGAACAAATAATTTAATGTATAGAGATTTAACAACAACAAGTATTTTAGGAAATTTCGCAAATACAGGTACCCCATTAAGTGGTTCACCAGTTGGTTATCTCTATGGATTTAATTATAGTCAGTATTCAACGCCTAATTTTAACGATACGGTTAGAATGGAAATAATGAGTAATTTTGAGTTACCAGCCGATGTTGAGTTTGACCCAGCATTAGGACACAAAATGTGGTACCTTGATAGTAATATCGAATACACAAATGAAACATTTGCGTCACAAATTCCAAACTTAAAACCTATTAGCCCAATAACACTAGAAAGTAACGGTGTTTTTGGTGGTAACTTTGTCTATCCAAACATTGGAACACCTCAATATCTTTATATGGTTTGGGATTTCAGAACTGGAGGTGGTACCGGAATTAAACCACCACCACGTCGTGTACCACAAAACACTTATAAAATTACTTACACAAATAATAATTATGCACAACTGTTCCAGCTATTTATAGGAAATAACGGAGCAAGTCCAAGTGATAAAATATACGAAGGTATTTATGAATCAGACCCAGTAAGTGGAACTAGCACATATTTACCAGCAATTAACGCTACGGTTGTATTAGCAGTAGACAATACGCTGATTAAAACAGCAACATGTAATAATGTCACAGTAACACCAAATGGAAC